ACCGAGTAGTCATTCCAACAGGTCTAAACTGAGCACCTGCTTTAGCCGCAGCAGTCTCTCTGTCAATCATGGCTTGCGCTTTTTGAGCCGCTTCTTTAGATGTTTGTTGTTGGAGAAGACCTGCACCAGTAGTTAAACCACCAGATAGTAAAGCACCAAGTTGAGCCGCTGTAAGACCACCAAGACCTGTTCCTGCCGCTGTTCCAAGTGCTGTACCTAAACCAGTGCCTACGCCTGTACCAACGCCTGCCAAGGTAGTCCCTAAACCAGTTCCAACACCTGTTCCTACACCTGCAAGAGTAGTACCTAAACCCGAACCAGTAAGAACACCAGTTCCTAATCCTGTACCAACTCCAGTACCTAATAAAGTAGTTCCAAGACCAGAACCCGCTAAAACACCAGTTCCTGTTAATCCTGTACCTGCTGTAATTCCTGCGCCTGTTCCTGCCGCACCAAGACCTGCGCCAGTAGTAGTAAGTCCCGTTCCGACACCAGTACCAAGACCCGCTACAGTAGTTCCACCACCTAAACCACCTGCACCAGCCGCTGTAATTCCTGTACCAGTACCCATTCCTGCGACAACACCCTCAGTAGCCAATCCACCCGTCAAAGCACCTGTACCACTACCACCTGTTAGGTTTGTCAATGTACCTGTCAAAGCACCAGTAGTTAAAGAGTTAGCAAGAGCAGTTGCACCCGCAGTACCACCCGCACCACCTAAAGCTAAATCAAGTTGAGCCAACTCAGCCATTGTTAAGCCAGTTGAGCCAACAGTAGCCGCACCTGCTCCACCACCAAGACCCGCCAAAGCAGCACCACCAAAAAGTAACCCAGCACCTGCTAAAAACTCACCAAACCCACTCTCAACCTTCTGTTGTGTACCAGTACGCTCAAGTTCACCAGTTGGTGTGTATTGGTTATAACCACCACCAGCCTGATTTTCTCCAACTCTGTAAGTCAGAACATTCTCAATACCACCAATTTGTTCGCTGTCACCTGATCCAGTTACTTGATAAACAGGTTGAACAATAGTGTCGCCAAGGGTTACTGTTTGCCCATAAGGAACAGTAGCCGCAGCACGAGCCGCAACTGCACCCTCATCTAACCCAACAGCCGTAGCCATTTGAGCAGGAGAAACCCCGTATTGCTCCATAGCCGCAACGATCTGGGCATCAGTCATGCCTGGATTAGCAAGCAGAAAATCTACAATTTGTGCGCTTGTTACAGCCATGATTGCTCCTTATTGTGGCTCAACAGGCCAAGTAATAGTCCAAGGGAAACCACTTTGCAAAGGAACATCTCTCAATGCTTGGCAGTAGTCTTTCCACTCTTGTGATGGAGTCATATCGCTACGAAATCTCCAATCAGTTTCTGTTAGTTTATCATCACGGGTCTGACGAACACTCTTAGCCTGTTCAGCATCTTTCTGAGCCTTGTAAGCAGTCTCTTGTTCAGCAGCAGTTGTCTCACCATCTGTAAAGATAGGGCCAAGCAAATACTTTGTGTACCACTTACCATCTACTTGCTCAACACCAGAGGCTTGAGAGTATTGGTAAACAGTACCGCCTGTAGCCTGTGCGCCTTCAAAGACTACATCAGCCCCCAAAGCAGTTAAGACTTCAGTTGTTGTTATGTCCCATGATGGGCCACCATTGGCTTTTTGATATGCACGAAATTCTGCTTCGTACATGACTGCGCCTGTTTGTGTTCTGATTTGCATGATTTTCCTTATGCGATAGCCAAGAAGATAAACGAGCCACCATTTGAATTGATGGCGGCTGGCGCAGTTGAACTAATCTCAAACCCTGCGCTGTAAGTGTCAATGTAGTCTGTAGATGTGTCTTCAGGATCTGTGGTGTTCAAAAGCAAGTATGGGTCATTGCCACTTACGATGCCTCGTGCTGAATCCCAGACGTACCAGTCGCCAGTTGAGTCTGTGCGCTTGATTAGGACAAATCTTGCACCACCTGTAAATCCACAATCAATTTGCTTTGTAGTGCCTGTACCTGTGTAAGAGCCTACTTTGGAAACCCCTGCACAAGTGGCGAATAAGTAGGAAACATAAGTAACGCCAGATTCATTACAGCCCGCACCCGAGTTAACAGTAAATGTAGTGCTAGTTGGCTGTGCGTCTAAGAAACTTCCATATGTGTAATTTGTTTGTGCATCTGTTGTGTCTAACAATTGCTTCTTAAAGTTAGAAGATGTAAATGTGTGGAATGTGTACCAATCACCAGAGGCACTACTTGAACGATTTTTAATGATTAAAAGTTCTGGTGCAACTCCAAGGTTGTGTGTTCTAGCGTTATTACCCGCACCATTCCCTGTATAGCAAACCTCATCAAATACAGATGGCGCACGACCAAACATCCAATTTATGTATGTTTTAGGGCTTTTATTTACATAATCTGCACCAGCCGCATCCGCACCAAGTGTGAATCCAGTATTAGTGAAACCTGTAACCCAATCAGTAGTTGTTTGTTCTGTATTGGTGTAAGCAGATAGCAACGCTTTGTTTGGGCCTCTTAATTTATCTGTCCATGTTTTGCCACTACTATTTGATTGACCTGCAATTACAGTTAAGTCGGGTGCAAAACCAGCCCCTGTAACTGTAGCGTTAGCAGATGTTCCAGTTCTTGCAACACCTTGATAAACACTAGTCCCACTCGTAGGCACTTTCATCGGGCCTCTGCGAATGGCTATGTAGATGTAGGTTTTATCGGCATTGTATTGTCCTACACCAAAAAATCCCGTAGCTGTTAATTTAGATTCAGAAGTAGTTTGTTCTGCATTGGATAGATTTGGAAAAAGTCTTTTTAAATTTCCATCTGCTGTCCACTCCCGCATCGTGTCGTATATTCTCCAATTGTCACCTTGGTCTGCTGTTCTAAGCAGTAACCATTGCGGTTCATAGCCCAAGTTAACAGTTGCACTACCCGCACCATCCGCAGTAAACGACCCACACGAAATCACATTGTCTGTACCAGTTAGGCCAAAGCCTCCTGCGTTGTGGGCGAATAGGTAGGCAATGTATGTGCCACCAGAAGCATTGACAGTTGCGTCAGTGCCAATAGAAAAAACTGTGTCTGTAGCAGTTGTTGAATTCCATCTTGTTGTTCCAGTTGCTTTAGCGTCTGTAGTGTTTAGAACAAGATATTCTGTGTTTGCTAATGAACGATGGTAAACCTGCCAATTAGCGTCATCGTCTCTACGCTTCACAATAATACAACCAGGTACAGAGCCAAGGCTGTGGGCAATAGTGCGATTAGAAGCATTGCCTGTCCAAGTCACAATATCAAAGAACTTTGGTTGCTCTCTGAATGTCCATGAAACATAGTTAGCTAAGTTAGTGTTAAACCATCCTGTATCTAAGTCAGTCCCAAGAGAAAACCCATTACTATTGAATGAAGTTATAGAATCATTTGTTGTGACTTGATTTGCAAAGTTATTAGTTCTAAGTGCCTTAGTTCGTCCTGTGACAGTATCAGATAGACCATGACTTATTGAACTACTGCGACTCTTACACCAAACCAACCCACCTTTACCTGATAAATCAATGTTATTAACAATTGATTGACCTGTAGAGCCATTGCCTGTATATAAAAAGCAAGAAAAAACTTCCTCAATGTAGTTAGGAACAACAGCCACACCACCACCAAAGGCATCGTAACTAGCCGCACCAGAAGTTGCTTGTAATGGCATGGTTTAAGCCTTAAATTGTGTGTTGCTTGCCAAGACTGTGAATGTTGCACTGCCTGTCTTGATAATCAAATAACGATAGCTATCAATACCACTAGCATTTCCAGCAGTAGGCGCACCACCTAACCAACGTGTCGTCACACCAGATGTAGTGCCATCAACTTGCACAGCAGAGTTGTAATAAGCAGTAGAGCCTTGAGTCACCAAGAAAGCTACAGTCATTGATTGACCTGTACTCATCAAAGTGTTCAATGAAGTACCGCTAGAGCCTCTGAAGTTAACTGTCCAGTTAGCACTTGCGTTACTTGTGTAATACAAGACTGACTGAGTGGTAATGTCGTAGTTAATCGTTCCTGTAGCCGCAGTTGCTGATACTGTAGCTACCTCTGCTGCATCGTTTAAAACAATAGCAGTAGCTGATGATGAGCCTGAGAAAGTCTGAGTAGCAGTAAAGGTCTGTGCAGAGTTGGTAACTGCTGTATTAGCGTTATAGGCTTGTACGTTAGTACCGATAGCAAGACCTAAATTAGTCCGAGCAGTAGCAGTATTAGATACATCAGATAGGTTATTAGTGTTAACTAAGAAACCACCTGCGGTAAATGCCGCTTGTGACCAAGCCGATCCTGTCCACACATAAAGAGTGCTTACTGTTGTATTCCAGTACAAAGCACCCGTTAGGAGAGCATTTCCATCATTGTCTACAGAAGGAGCAGAAGACTTAGAACCTAAATATCTGTCATCAAAAGCATCGTATGACGCTGCCGCATTGGTCTCACTTGTAGCCGCATTGCTTGCACTTGTAGAAGCGTTAGAGGCACTTGTTGAAGCGTTTGAAGCACTTGTTGCCGCATTAGAAGCGGAAGTAGCTGCCGCAGTAGTCGAACCAAAGATCGAATCTATTTCAGTTTTGGTATAAGCATTTGTAATGTTATAGCCAGCAATCGTCGTAGGATTCGTTCCTGCCGTAGCACGACCATAAGCATCAAAAGTAACAGATTGATAAGTGCCTGCTGAAATGCCAGAAGTAGCCAAATCAATGTTGTCCGAATTGACAACAATACGGCTAGAAGATGCAGTTCCTACATTGAGAGTATTACCTGTCTTTGTAAGACCATCACCCGCAGTAATCTGACCCGCACCTGAGAACTGCGCCCATGTAATCGATGTGCTACCTAGTGTTCCACCTGCATCTATTGTGCAGATAAAGCCAGAGTCAGCGTTAGTTGTGCCTTTTTCAACAAAGGTAAAAGCCGCTACCAACTCAGCATAAGTATCAGCATCTGTTGTGCGAGTCCATGAACCAGAAGCACATAAGTAAATACCATTCTGTGAGGCGGTAGATTGGTCTTTAACTAAGACCCGATCACCCGCAACAATCGAGATGCCATCAATGGTTTGTGCGCCAGACAAAGTAATGTTTGCAGTGGTAGCCGCAACAACAGAGGCTTTGGCATCAATACCTTGGGCTAGTGCATCCACATAACCCTTGGTAGCCGCATCAGAATCGTTTGTGGGGCTTGCCAAACCAGTAATGGTTGCCGATGTACTGCTATCCATGTCCAATGCGCCAGAGATGGTCACATTGTTGAATGTAGAAGTGCCAGAAGCCGCAGTCACATTGCCTGTTAGATTGCCAGTTACGTTACCTGTGACGTTACCCGTGACATTTCCTGTCAAATTACCCGTTACGTTACCTGTCACTGCACCTGTCAATGGGCCACTAAATCCTGTATTCGCAGTGATGTTTGTGCCAGTAATAGCAAGCGGAGATGAACCACCAATCACCACGCCATTGATTGTTCCTGCACTGATGGCGGCAGAAGCAATCGTTGCTGCTGTGCTAACAGTAAGGTTAGTGAAAGTACCTGCTGCGGCAGTAGTTCCACCGATAACCGCACCATTTATAGTACCACCAGTAATAGTGGCAGAGGAGTTATCTGTCTTTGTTGCTATGGCAGTAGCAATGTTATTAAACTCTGTGTCAATCTCAGTACCCTTAACAATCTTTAGAGGATTGCCAGGCGAGAGATTATCTTTGGTTGCAAAGTTAGTGGATTTTGAATAATTAGACATGGTTTATCCTATCTTGCCTTCTTTGGCTTGAAGTTCAATTTTCTGAATTGACAACTGAGTGCCATTGATAGTGGCTTCGTAACCAGTTTGTACGATTTTACCCGCACTAGACGCATTGCTTGTTAGTGCTTTAATTGGGATACCGCTTGAATAGTCTGCAACCGCATATTCTCCAACCCCATACTCAAAATAACCTTGAGGTGGAATAAAGACGTTCTCTGACTGATAAGCACCTGAATAGTCAAAAGCCCACTTGATTGTGAGGAACTGGTTAGAACCACCAATCACCACGGCAGTAATAGACTTCAGAATGGAAATCTGGTTAGGATTGCCTAAGTCAGCATTGTTTGTGTAGTACAGGAATCGATAAGTAGAAGCATCATCGAGATAACCATCATACTTACCAATATAGCCGTTCTTTCCAATGTATAAGTCGCCATTACGCAACGATCTTAGTGCAGTTGGTGAAATACTATCCCACTTGGTTACACGGGAAGCACCATCTTGGAGACTCTGCTTTGTATCAAAACAGTAGACTTGCAAAGTAGCGGGTAGAACAAGCAGATAAAAAGCATTCTTCTCTGAATAAACAGATTTGACGTTTGCTAGTGTTTCTCCAGACAAGGAAGATTCCAAATCAAAACGAACATTTTTAGAAAGGTCTCGCAATGGAGCAGACTTCTCTTGAATTGTTCTCATCAATGAGCGAACACCTGAGTCTGACAAGAAAACAACGTCAGTACCAATACTTTGAATGGTATCTCTAGCGATACATCCAATAGAGCCTACTGTGTCGCTCAGAACAAGAGATGCGGGGGTAGAAGCACCAGAGTAAACAAGAATCTGCTTCTTACCAAAGATAAACAAGAAATCATTGTGCGCTGCCAAGCCCATGACTTCATCTGCACCATTAGGCCATACACGAGATACATCCAATGAGCCTGAAGTACCACCACCCCACACATGACCTGCAATCAGATCAGAGAAGGTAACAGTTACTTTGTCAGTTGACGTATTAGCAACCCACAAACGACCAAAAGCAGAGATGCAGATATTGGCTTGGGGAACTGTAGCTACATAACCAGACTTCTCAGAAACTCTGCGATAGGTAGTAGTACTTACGGCAGGGTCATAAATGAGTGGATCGTGACCAGTTTGGAAGAAGTATGCAATGCCATTTAAAGATGCACATTGCCAATTACTTGCAGTAATAGTAGGAGCAGAACCACCACCGCCATAGGTCAACTCAGTTACCGCATTAGAAGTGCCAAGTTTAAATATTTTGTTGTTGCCAGCAAACAGAACAGTCAAAGTTCCATCGTTTTGGACTAACTCATGGATCACGCCAACATCGTTAGCACCTAGATTGCCAGAAGAAGAGTTAACCCTTGACCAACCTTTTCTAGCACCAATACGACCATACTGATCCAAGATGCAATTAGTTGCAACCAAGGCAAAACCCGACCCTAAATCAAGGGGCGAATCTTCAGTATTCAGGCCATAAAAGCCTGGTGCTGAGAGACTGTAACTTTGGAGTGCTGATGCCATTAGACCGCCACAAAGTTGTCTTCAGGATAACGAGTGCTTTCCATCGCAATAGCGTCAGAGAGCATTCCTCTAAACAAAGCATAAGCCTCATTAGAGTTAGTTCCACCATCTTCACCACGCTCAATCAAAGCTCTGGCATAAGCACTTTGGGCAACTAAATAGTCCAAAACCTTGACTGAAGTACCATCAGAAGACAGATTAGCCTGTGGGATGGTTACATCAAACTTAAGTGTATATACACCATTAGGAACTGGGAACAAATCAATCTTTGTATCGCCATTGCCATCTACACCACTAAAGCAAAACTCTGAAGGAATAGACTGTGAAGGTGTACCAAAGTTGAGCTTGCGGTTCATATCCGCAACAGCAATGTTGTCTAGGGTAATGACACTGGTAGTGTTGATAGCGTCATTGATACGAAACTTCTGACCCGCACCTGTCAAAGCATAAGAACTTGTACCAGAAGCAGTAGTAACTGTAATCGTTTGTCCTAAGACATTCCAATTATAGGAATCTTCAATCTGACGCTTGGCATCATTGACAAACTTGCCAATCAAAGAAGAATAGGTTGTTTCGCCAACAGTAGATACTGTGCTTTCACGCAAGCGAACTAACACATCGTTAACAAGTTCTAAGTAGGTCATGTTCGTTGCGCTCCTGATACTTCAAATGTGGCAATAAAACTGAATGTACTTGCACTTTGAGTAGTAATTTGAATTCTATCGCCTTCTTCTAAAACGATATAAGCATTGCCATCAAACTGAAGGTATTGCTTAGAAGTCAAGTCGTAGTTAGTAAGAATATCCAAGGTTGTGGCAGCACTTGCGTCATACCATTGAACAGTA